TCGCTGGTTTCCAGACAAAGAAGGGTGAGATGATGAGCACAAAGCAGCTCCATCACCGATTGCGCTAGAAGTGCTGAACGCATTATTCAAAATTGCGGCAGCTTTAATTTGCTTGGTCTGAGCCATGGATCGAGCAAGAGCCTTGGTATACCTAGACGCAAGCCGGTCATACAAATTGTCTTCTATAGCTTCTTCCGTGATTGAAAATGCAAGTGCTATAGTTTCGTGAGTGTAACGAGCTGTGAATGTTTCTTGAGCATCTTGGAAAGTGATGGCTCCGCCTTCACCTTTCACTGGTGCTGTAGAAAATCCAGCAAGCATCACTTCCTCTTCAAAGGCTCTGTCCGAAGACTCCTCCTCAAAGATTTCAGCGTGCTCGTTTTCGTAACGATCATATTCGAGCCCGAACAAGGCATTAAGGCCGGGTTCTAGCTCTTTCGCTAATTGTGCGCGAGAAATAGCCATTTAAATTACCCCCTTAAATACCAGTTGTTGACGCAGTAGTTTGAGAATCAAAACTTGCGTTCGTAGAGTTATGATGTGCATTAAGACGCACAATCAACGGTATACCAGCCGCAGTAAAGTCACTGTTTGCTGCGTCGTCCATAATACCCATAATTCTCAGACCTAACGTAGCGGTCGTTGCAATGGATGAGACGGATAAAGCAGAAGAGCTGTTACCGGTGTTTGTAGATCCCGATCTTGCAGACGTCCCTAAAGAAGCGTTTGCAAAAACACCCGTCAAAGCGGTTGCTCTGTCGGTAAGGGAGGCGTCACTTGCCACCTGGAATAACTGATTTGGATTGTCAGCAACAAAAGCTCTTACCTTAAAATTGGTATCAACGCTTACGTTGTTGGATCCGGGCCAGTAGTTTTTAAAAACGGTTTTTTTCGAAGAACTATCGACGTATTCCACACCCATGAGGACACCTAAAGCCGGAGTTGTTCCTCCAGCAGTGTCTCCAGCTTGGTCTATTACACCAGCAGCCGTGGGAACGACAATGCCATATTGATAAAGTGCATTGGTGTTATTGTTAGCAATTTCGTACTCAGTAACACCTGTTGAATTTACTGCACTTCCAACAAGCCCGATAGGACGAAGACCGTAGGCAGTTTCTTGATTTGCCATTTAATTTGTCTCCTAACTAGCAGCAGCCCTATTTTTGAGGACCGCCAAAGGTTACACGGGATTGACGGTCAGGTTTGCTGATCGTCATTGTTGAGTGTGCATTCTCGCGTAACATATCGTGATCAACCGCGTCCATCTGGTCTTTACTTCGACTTTCAAAGTATTCAGTCCTCTCAGACACTGTCTCTTCCGGTATACGGGCGAGAAGCAATCCGCCTACTCCAAACACACCTTCGTATTTACCTGATTCAACGACAGGGAGTTCAAAATCAGGATACTCATCAGAGCGTACTAATTCCCAACCCTCTCTCAATTTTGCACTGACATTTTTAGTGTCATCAAAACCTCTGGTTTCAGACCGTATCCAACGGTGCTTAAAACCATCTGGTGCAGGTGGTGCATCTAACATCGACGGTGGAGCCCAAGGCTTTCTCATTGCCTTTTTCTCCCTAGTTTCTTTAGCGCGAGAAGTCCTATTGACCTTCATTTCAGTTTGTTGCATTTCAGTCATAATTACCTCTTCACGTATTTTGCGTATTCAGCAGTTGGCACACCCAATTTTTTCGCTATCGCGACTTCGCTCGGGGTGAGTCGAACTTGTTTCCCACTGCGCCCTGTCTTTTTAGTTCTCGTTGCACCTGCAACCGTCTGGGCGGGACGCTTGCGAGTGGAATCTTCTTGATTGTTTACAGATGGAAAAGTTTCTTCTATCTGACGATCCAGCTCAGTATAGTATTCATCGGACGTCGGATCAAACCCTTCTTGCTCTACCAATTTTTTATGTATACCAAAGGCCGCATAAGTTTTTGCTTCGTCTTGTCCAAACCACTCGTTACGGGCGGCCCACTCTTCTGCCTTCGGATCCGGCCTACGAGCCTGTTGCGGCTGTTGTTGGTACTGTGGTTGTTGATATTGCGGCTGTTGCATGGTTTCAGGCTGGGCTGCTACGCGATCCTCTTGTTGTTTCTTAGCTTGCGCTGCCCGGTCTGCCTGAATCGCTAAACTTGTGAGCTTTCGCTGGGCTTCAACAACTTTCGCTGAATCGCTGAGTTCAACGGCTTGAGCCAGTTCGCTCTCTGCTTGTGCTATTTGACTCTCAACTCGACCTGCATACTCATCCACATAATTAGTGTCCATTGTATTGAGACGAGACTTGAGTTGTTCGTTTTCTTGCTGCACCTGCTGTGCATAATTCAAAGCTGCTTCTTGTTGCCTTTCAGACTCCCGCATCTTCTTTGTAAGACGATTTATGCGTTTCTGAGTAGCACTCTCAGCTTGCTCAAACTGGTCCTCTGCGGCTTCTACAGGAGCCTCTGCCGGCTGATCCTCTTCCGCTTGTGTTTCTTCTAAATCTACGACAACTTCTTCTTCGTCGCCTAAATCCAAATCTACTTGTGACTGCTCTGACATGACTACCTCTAGTTGTGTTTAATATCGTTGGGATCAAGAATGGTGGCAATAATTTCATCGTCGTTCAAAATGCGAACTTCGCCGCCTTCAATGTTGAATCTCGAACCTGCATACCGTGCAAACATGACCCAATCTTTTTCTTTACACCAAGGACCTGTTGGAAACTTATCGCCATCTTTGTAGGCAAGTGGACCAACTTTGAGCACATATCCTACCTGAGTGCCCACGTTTGTGCGCTCTTGTGTCTCATGCGCCAGTAAAATACCGCCCTCTGTCTTCCCTGCACCACGATACGGCAGTATCAGAATGCGCCAGCCCGTGGGTGTAGGCATTCTTTCTAATAAAGATTCCGGTAATTTTTCTGGGTTCAGATAAGGGGTGTCTTGCATTGCATCACTGAGGTTAGTGACGGTTGTTTCCTTAGTCATCTGTTTGCTCCTGTTTTTCTAGCAGGTTCGAGAGTTCCTGTTCCACATGGTTGAGAGCATCCAAATTGCCCATCAACTCACGATAATGTTCCATCGACTTGACGTTATTGTACATCAACAAATCGACAATCGCTTGACGGCGCTCTCGGGTCACCCGATACACCGCTTCCGCGACAAAAATTTCGTCCATGTCGCATATTATCCGTAATAGTCTCGTAAAATCCTATCACAGAAATTAATTAGTTACACCCCCTTGTGTCGGATCCGCCATGCCCACTTCTTGGGGTGGGGGTTGTTGAGGCGGTGCCGGTATAATTCTTTCTGGTATGTTTAAAGGCCGTGTTGTTTGTTTGACGCTAACTCCAAAAGGATCTTGCCTTTGCGCCATCGTTCCTTGTGTGGGTAATTGGTAAACCGGCGGTGCGCCAGACAACATTGGACCTTCGAGTGATTGTGCTCGGACCATATCCATCGTAGGGATCACACGCTCTGTAGGATCTGGGAATAAATCTCCCACTACATCAGAAGCAGCGGGTAAGGTATTTGATCCGGGCATCGTGCCGGGGCTAGGTGCTCCAGGAAATCCTTGCATCGCTTGTTGGGCAACTTGTTGACCGTAAGCGGTAAAAAAGTTTTTTGCTCTATCAGCCGGACGCATCGAGTTCCATAAATTACGAGCCATATTATAATTTGCTGTATCTAGATTGAAACGACCCAATTCAGTAGCAGAGGCTCCAGCCCCCGGTGTGACAGGAGGCGGTCCATAATTTTTTTCAAAACTAAGTTTATATTTTATGTTGTCACGGCCCCCGAAAGGCTCAAATACATTGAACCCTCTGTACTCCGTTGCGGGTTGCTGAGACGGCGGTGTATCAGCAGCCGGGGGTGCTGTGTCTGCCGGGGGTGGCGTGCCAAAAGTATAATTCTGGGCAGCAGCGTCTCGTAGTGCTTGCATCCGCGCTAATTGCTCTGCACTGGGCCTATACTGAACGGTTTGACCCGGAAAATCTACGCCCGTGACCGCTGTGGCTCCGCCCAATGTGATAGGCTGACCTGCCGCGTCTACCATGTTAAAGGCTTCGCCAACTCTTCTGAAATAACCGGTATTGAGTAGACCTTTCAGATTATCGGGCAACATATTTGATTGTCCAGCAATAATCATTCTGACGGCGTTTTGCGCTTCTGCGGGAGTCAAACCTTGCTCGGCCAGGACATTCATTTGCAAATCAGTGAGGGCCTGTCCACCCTGTTGCATACGTTGCGGTCGTACAAAGCTGCCGAGACCAGAATACAAGCCTGTCATGTTTTCTTCCCCTTTTTCTTCTTGCCCGCCTCGTTCAAAGCAATCGCAATCGCCTGTTTCTGCTTGTAACCTTCGTCCATCAGCTTAGAAATATTATCACTGATAGTTTTCTGACTTTTGCCTTTTTTCAGTGGCACTATTCATAACCCATGTAATCGCCGCCTTTGACAGCCGCACCCATGCCGCGTGCTTTCATTTTCTTCAGCGCACCCGGTATTTTGACGTCAGCCGGTTCGCCGTAAGGCACTCGACCTTGTTTATCAATTTGGGCAAACTCAACCGCCTTGGGTCCGTTGCCAGGTTTGCTACCGTCTACTTTTACTGATCTACCCATTAGTCATCCTTCTTTAGAAGTTCACGTTGGAAAGCGGCGTCAATTCTAGCACCCGTTTGTCGCTCTTGAGAAGCAAGACGTTGCTGGAACTGATCCTGCCTGATCTGTTGATTTTGTTGCTCGAGACCCAGCTTTTGCATATCAATCTGGGTGTCAGCCTGTTCTTTCTGCGCCTTAAGCTGCAATTCTTGTTGTTTCAGTGCAACCAGTGGGTCCGGTTGTCCTGCGCCAGTGAGCTGGTTTGTAAGTTGTATCAGCATCTGCATACCCTCGGCCTCGAACTGCGCCATCAATGCCGCCATATCCATGTTCTGACCTTGTTGTTGGGCCGCCATTTCTGCTTGCTCCATCGCTTGCATCTTGACGTGCTGCATGATGTGCTTCTGGAAACTTGCCGCCAGCGTAGGATTGCCCGCGACCATCGGACTGATTGCAAAACTGAGGTGCGCTTGTATGTGCGCGGCATGATTTTGCCCTCTGAACGCCTCCATCGGCAACATATCAAGCCCATCAATGTTCTCCTGCACCGGATCTTTCGGTACC